TTGCACCATTAAGATCATTATTAGCAGTGACAGCATTTACAGTTGCGAACAAGGCAGTGATAGTTCCTAAAATATTACTAATAGTAAAAATAGGTCTAGGGATAGCACCACCAGCCCCATCAAATTCAAAACCTTCTGCCTGACAAGGAAACTTTTGATATGTATTTCCTTGCCATATAACATCTCCGTTATTTAAGTTGTTTGAGCCAGCATGAAAACGCTGAACAGCAGTTGATCCATGAAGGGTATTATCAAGAGTCAAAGTAAAAAGTTCTATAACAGAACTTGGATTTATTTTTTGTAATTCTGATACTGGTATTGGCATTATGGTTCAAATACCTGTGTAAATTCAGCAGTTATAGATGCTCTATTAGGTACTGATAATACTTTTTTATAGCTTTCACATTTAAATTTAGATGCACTAGATTCTCCTGGTGCAGTAAAATCAAAACTTGCATTATCTATAGCTCTAGCTGCTAAAAAATCTTCTATTGTTGTTGCGTCTGTTGTAGTTATATTATTAAATGCAACTGATAAAACCATTGGATTTTGATTTAAACCAAAAGTAAGTCTATGTTCATATCCATCACCTAATTTTACTGTTTTTACATTAGGTGTTTTAGTTTTTGTAAACCCATAGGAAGGTTCAATAGAAGGAAATGTTGCCATTAAACTAATAAACCTCCAGGTCTTTTTTGTTTTATTAATTCAGTCTGTATTGCAGCTGCTAGTGCCGTACCAAAAGCATTAGCCTGTTGAGTATTTCCTTGCACATTAGAACCAGACGCATCAACAGATACATTTATAACAGTAGAACCACCACCAGAAGATTGTACTCCTAACTTTCCATTTGCACCTCTGCGTAAAGGTAAAATAGCTTCTGGTGAACCTGCTTCACCCATTAATCCTATGCCACCATTTGCCATAGGAAATAATGTTGGTCTATTTACTATTCCCCCATAAGCATATTTTTGTACCTGACCATTAACAAATGCATTACCATCTGCATTTTTTGTAAATAAACCCTGTATAAAATTAGTGAATGGTTTTGTAATAGATTCCTGTATTGCAATACGTGCCATATCCTTAATTATACTATTTGCTAAATTTCTAAAATTTAATTTTCCTGTCATTACAAAATTAACTAAGGCATCTTCCATTCCTTTAATACCTTTAACAACAACATCAGCCATTGATTCCTGAACAGATTTTAAACCAGACTGAAATTGTTTTAATTTATCTCTCATGGCCTGACCAAAAGCATCATTAAGAGAATCTTTTGCATCATCAACTGCATCTGCATTTACATTGATAGTTATAGTTCCACCTTCTTCTGCACTAAGTCCTTCTATACCTTCTTTAATCTGTCCAGCATTAATAATATCTGCAATTACTTTAAAATCTTTTTTTGCCTGTTCTGCAGTATCTTTAAATCCTTTTTGCATTACTTCAAATGCTGTTTCAAAATCACCTAATGCAAGACTGCCTAATATTTTTGCTAGATCTATAAAACTTCTTGTTAAGAATCTAACAGAAGCAAATGTTGCAAAAGCAGCAGAACCAATGATTTTAAATCCTACTTCAACTGCTTTAAATAATTCATTTAATGATTCTTTATCATTTAAAAACTGTTCAACTATCAGTGCAAAATCATTAAGGGTTGGTAATAAATTATCTGCTAACTGTAAATTTGCTTCACCTGCAGAAAAACCTATACGTGTAAGAGTATCGTTAAAATCTTCTGCATTTTTTGCAAATCTATCTGATACCTGTGTATTAAATTCCTTAATACCTTTTGCACCCATATTTAAAAATGGTACAAGTTGTGCTCCTGATCTGCCTAATATCTCCATTGCAATGGCAGCCTTTGTAGCACCATCAGGTAAATCTGCAAATCTATCTGCTATCTCACCTAATACCTGTTCTGATGATTTTAAAGTACCATCTGTATTTCTAACTGATAAACCTAAATCATCAAAAGCATCTTTGTAAGTAGCAACACCCTGATCTGCTTCACGCATAGACTGTGCTAATCTTCTTAATCCTTTATCTATTGTTTCCTGTTCAACGCCTGCTAATTTACCTGCTCTTGTATATGCAATAAGTGTATTAGCAGCTATACCTGTTTGTGTACTAAGTTTTCCAAATCTATCACCAGCATCTATAGCACTTTTAAGTAAACCTGCAAAAGCACCACCAGATATAACAAGACCAAAAGTTGCAAATGTTTTATTAAGACCTGCCATAGCTAGTCTTAAATTTTTTACTTTGCCCTGTACACCCTGCATAGAGTTTCCAAGACGTTTTATAGACCCAGCCCCAACAGTTTTAGCAGCTACTACTAAATCGAACTTTGCCATTTATTTACTCTCCTTATTCATTTTTTGTAAAGCTGCAGCTTCCATAATTTGAATATTCTCGAATAGTGCAATAGGATCATCTACTTTATACATTCTAATCACTTCTAATACACATGCATAGTGTAATCCTATAACTCCATTAAAACCTATATGCCATTGTGATTGTACTTTTAGAAACATATCTACAGTTTCCCAATTCTCTGCATAAACAAAAAATTCATCCTTCGGTTTTTCTTGTTTATCAACAACAATACCTAAAACAGCGTTATCTTTATCAGTCTCATCAATGACTACTGAACCTGATGCCCAATATTCAGCAGCCTCTATTAGTTTTTTTTGTAAATCTCCTCATTTGATTGAATAAAAGTCATACCAACAGCAGTTGCAAAACCTCTAACTTCTAATAATTGATTTAAAGTACTTTTATTAAAAGGTACTTCAG